TTCTCTACTTACTGAAGATCGACCAGTTCTGTGCGTAAATTCTTCATCATATCTTTGGTCAAATGTATTATCATAGACTATATGATAAGTGGGGTATCTTGCTGGCGCATCTATAAATAATGGTGTCATTCTATATTTGCTTTTCATCGCTTTCTTTTTATATCGAGCATACGTTAAATAGTCATAAGCCATCACTCATCCTCCTTTGGTGGTTTGGGTAAAGGCCTCCAATGAGTTGGATCATAAAATGAATAATCGTGGATCACCTCTAACCATTCATCTTGAGATTTACTAAAATATGCACAGATACCACTTCTCCATTGCTATAAACTAAAACACATATGCCATCTTTTGGTGCTGTCTCTATTGGAAGCCCACCAGCCGTTCTAATTTCCGTAAATGTAGCTGGCTTAACTACTGGGGTATACGGGTAAGGGATAGTGTAACGGTTAATTATTTCGCACCACTTCTTTATTTCTTTAAGTTTTTTAGACATTTTTGCCATTACTTATTATCCTCTAGTGCGGTGCGAGCTATTGCAGCACATTGGCAAACAAAACCGCAATCAACCTTTACAACTTCTCTTAACGCTGCCTCGAGCTGCTCGATGCGGTCACGAAGTTGTTCAATCTCCTCAGCAATATCCAATGCTTTACTTGCGTAAATATGAACAAAGGAGTTTATGACAAACCCATCGATATTGCTGGAGGCGGCTATTTGTTTTAGATATTCAACACTATCCATTATTAACCTCATTTTATACACAGCAGATCTACTCATGCTCTATTTCTTTCATAAGATCTTTAGCAGTCATGCCTTTAACATAAAGTTCTCTTGAAAGATCCCCTGCCGAATGTCCTATAGCTATGATTCCGGGGTTAATATCAAAAACATATTGGATCTCTGATTTTTTAATATTCAATAAAAATCCACGACCTTTATCTGCGTCAGATGAATTTATACAAACCTTTAATTCAATAAATCCAGATGATTTCCTACCCCAACGAACTCTATCCCAGATGCGTTCATGCACCCAAAACAAAAGTGTTTTTGTGAACACTTCCAGAAAAGAAATTGAAAGTGCAAAATCAAATTTATTTGTAACAATAAAAGTTAAGAAGAAAGTATCAATCGACCCAGTAATGCGCCATGTTATAGCTTTAACAAAACTACGATATGATTTATCCATTTTTGATAACCTTTATTTTAAAAAATACCAAAGGAAGAAAAGCAGCACCAGTGTTCCACAAATATTATCTACTTCTTGGGTTTTCGGGATTTTGCATTGTCTTTCTCCAATTTATCAGCAAGCATGGTAAAAAGCACTGCAACCGATCTAAGTAGCGAGACTTTATCCTTATTCTTGATTTTTTGTGCAGATATATTCAATTTTATATATTGAGTGCAGGCATTTATAATAACTGCGGGATGAGTTTTATCGAATAGATCGTTAAGCTCTAATGTTTTGCCTAGTGATCTTGTTTGAAATTCTTCATAGTCCATGACTAACCCCCTATGCTACTAGTGCTTTAAGTCGCGCAACACGCGCAACCTTTTCGTTTATGACAGTTTTCTTAATGCGTGGTTTTACTTCAACAGGATCACTCATAATCTTTCTCCCTTATTAAAAGGCGAATGTCTTTTCAACTCTGTAAGTTTCTTTTCAAGTTCCGACATTTTACGTTCGTTCTCACGAATAAAATCATGTGCTTCAATACATAATTGCTCGCGCTCAAAAGGTGTCAAACGACGCGCAAATAACAAACGTTTCAATAAATCATCTTTTTTATCCATCGTCTTTTCTCCTTCATTCTTGGTTGTCTCAGTGATGTGGTTAGACATCACTGAGCCGTCAAAGCGGTTTAAGGTATTAAGTTTTTTAGACTTAAAACCTGTCATTGCTGCGCATCTTCGTTTGGTGGAACTATAATGGCTTGTTGAAGTGCTTGCGTGATGACGTCATCAATACCGGGGTTTTGTGGCGCAGCTGGTGGTGTCACAGGCTGTACCGCTAGACTGTCTGAACCAAGCTGACCATAGCCCGCAATATCATCCCAATGATCGCGGAAATTTGCATTACCATTTAAAATGCGAGCCATTTTTGCGGCAATAAACTCTAACGATTCTTTTTGTGAATCATTAAGTGAAGGCCAATTCTTACCACTATGTAAGATTTCCTTGATAGATTGGCTGTAGCTTGCTACATCTCTGAAATCGCCGTGTGTGCGTGCACGCTCATAAAGATTTACACTCATGTTCTTCTCCTTTGGTTGATAACTCAGTTCGTTAATTGATGGACCCATTGCTCTCAAAATTTCGATTAAACTTTTTTCATCACTCATTTATCAACTCCGTAAAATCTAACATGTTCAGTTTGCTCCTTATCGAATAAATACCATGCGCAGTTATCTTTTCCTGAGTATGGTGAATCCTCTATCCATTTTAATCTTCCGATCGCTATGATCTCCACGCAGTATTTAAGATACACCTTGGCTTGCTTAGTGTAGGCCCAGTCCGCATCAAATAAGAGCCATGTCGGTCGTAGCTGGCAGAAATGTAGAATGAGGGGGTGCAAGACGCCGCGTGACCACGGCGGATTGGTGATTATCATGTCTGCGAACAGACAATCATTTTCCGTAAGATCAAGAGCGTTGAGCGCATAAATATCGTTGCGCCGCGGCTCTATATCAGACGCGAATGTGCAGGTGTGACCAGCAAAATCGAGCATATCGATGAGACGCCCATCGCCCGCACAAGGCTCGATAAAACTAATTGGGCTGGTCAGCCGTTTTAGCAATACCGAAACTGCTGCCGGCGGCGTTGGGTAAAAGTCCATCGGATTTCTCTCGAAGTTCGACCTTTTGCCCATCACGACCCACCCTTGGTCTTGGATTAAAAACAATCTTACGATGCGCGTCGCACCAAGACCCTTCTTTAGTTTCATCACCGCAGAACAATGTTGTGCTGCCGTCACCTGATATGGGATAGCGACACATATTGTTTTTAAGCCCTAAGAGATAAACGACATTGCCTGTGACGACTTCAGTCTTCTCAGGGATTTTGCGCTCAACCTTCTTTCTCAAGCGTGGTTTTAAGCGCACTACTTTTGCGGTCTTCTTTTGATAATCCGGATCGGTCTCTCTGCCACCGCTAAGATGTATTCCGAGGCGACGGGCCTTACCGATAACGCAATTACGCGTGAAACCAGCACCAAGTTGATCGGCTATTTGACGGGAGGTCAAACCCTTCGACGCCAGCTTCATAAGCTGGGCTACCGCTTTTTGCGACCAGAAGATGTTACTCATCAGTCAAATAATCCTAAGGCTTGAACATACACGCCAAGAACAGCGCGATCTTCAGGTTTCATCTTTCGGATGGAATAGGCTTTGCGCAGCTCTTTAGTGAAGCCTTTGCTTTTGGCCTCGAGCCAAACGGATTTAATATCCGTGTTAATCTCGTTACGCTCTTCTTCCAGCCGCTCGATGCGGTCAAGAAGCTGCATCATATCGCTCGCATTGATACCTTCGCTCATGTCATTCCCCTGTGGTTGTTGACGTGGGGTTTATACCCCACGCCAGTTAAGATTTAGTTACCAAACAAGCCGCCAGCGCCAGCGCCGCCGCGTGTTGACTCCGGTGCATTACCTTCGTCCGGAACAGTTTCCATCCACGCTGAAACATTGGTGGAGCCTCCACCGCCAAGCCTGTCGCCATCTTTCAGCTTCTGGAAGAATTGGATGCCGAAGGAGATGCCGTCGCCGTTTTTCTCATTCGTCCAAGCAAAAGCATTGAGGATAGCTTTGCCATAGCAACCGCTATAAACCTCCTCTTCTGTCGCTGGGATGTGTTCTGAGCGATAGCGAACCATAGGTGGCCGTACCGATTGGACACGCAAGAAAAAGACATCAGGTCCAAAGCCCGGATGGAGTTCACCTGTCTTCTTATTACGGGCTTCCTTACCATTGCCATCGAGGAAAGGGGATTTGATAAGCCCAGCTTTAGCCCGTTCAAGACCCTTCTCACCCCATTGGGCGATAAGCACTTCCTTCACGGCGTTATGTAAGACGCTATTGTCACCCGATTTCTCAAAGATCAGGGTGCAACCATATTTTTCAACACCGCCCTCTATTTGGGAGCGGGGTTTAAAAAGTGATCCCGCAAACGCAATACGGCAAAGTGGGGTTTTAATGTCACCAGAACGTTCCATTTCTTTAGTCCTTTACTGTTTCAAAATAAGATTGTTTTTTGGCCTGAGTGGCCGAACGCGTAGTTTTTTTCTCCGACACCAAATTTGTTCCGGTAATCGGGATCTGATACATATTTTTTATTTCCTCCTTTCGTTTGGAACCAATAATTTTTTCGATTTGGGCAGGTGACGATAATTTTTTTTGAAAAATTTGATCGTCAGATAATTTTATTTTATTTTTTAAATCGTAAATTATTTTTTCTTCATCTGCTGCCCATTTTCTATGCCCGATTTTTTCTACCAATAAATATCCGGGAATAGTAATTCCGCTTTCTGCCATTGCGTGCGCTGCTCCACGCACAGATTTTATCCAATCCTCCAACATATCCAGCCCATCGAGGATGTGAGCTAATTCTTCCGGTGAGAGCACCGGCACTGAATTTGAAATCATAGGTGGTGTCTCCAAAGTAATATCTTCAAACCAGTCTTTTGCGGCTTTTGGTGTCACAGCCAAGGCTTCAATACGTTGTTTAGGGCAGATGCCGTAAGCTGGGCAAAAACCGCATTGGCCTGTCGTGAGTGCTTTATCGGCCCATTCATCAAAAAGGGTACGGCTGCCATTGATAAGCTCAAAAGCATCCAGCGCCAGCTTCGACCTGTTCATGGCTTTCATAAGCTCGGACGTCCACTCGATCAGCTCCGCAATATGAAAAGTCTCGCTGCGGATAAGCCCATCTTTATGGTAGGCACGGGGCTGAATAATCGTGACCTTGATGTAATTGATGCTGTCAGCGAGCTTCTTAGGTGCATTAAGCAAGGCCATAAGTGCGTAAGTGCGGGTCTGCTTATTCTCATTGACATCAACAATACCCCGACCATTCTTGAAATCGATGACTTCGAGAACGCCCGTATTTGGGTTCAAGATAATGGCGTCACAAGTGCCACCAGCTTCAAATGGCGGGTCGAGCTGCTCAAGCGAGTAGCGTTCCTCAAGAAACAGGTGACACCCAGCGGTGGGGTCATTTTGCTCAACGACATAATCAACATAGGTCTGGGCCGAATTGACAAGCTCTTCGGTGATCTCAATTTCGAAATCACCGATCTTCATGATGTCGCCCAAAAACTGAGAGCAGTCCTTATTACCGCGCAGAGCTTTTTCGCTTATCTCATGAGCAGCCGTGCCTTGGGCTGCATAGATATTGTCCTTTTCGTCAGGGGCAATGGAAACCATCGCCATCCTGCCAGCGCAAGTCCAATTAGCGGCAGTTGAGCTGGCTGACCAGCGAGCGTGGTATCTATCTGAATGGGCGGTCATTTTTCCATCCAGCAACGTGCGCCACGGTCGCCTTCTGCGCGGCAGATGAAAGTGAACCCCAGTTTGTCCCCCGCATACTTTGCTGCGGAAGTTAACGACGCACGAGTGACGTTGGGTGAGAAGAAGCTGT